ATGGTCCGTCCTCTCGTCGCCGCCGCTGATCCTGCGTGTTCTAACTGACCAGCACCGAGCGACTGCAAAATCCTCGCGGCCTTGAGTAGATCGACGTTCACCGCCCCGCCGTTCTCGTCTCTCACTTGCAGGCGAGCCGTGCCGTCCGAATCAGAGATGATTGCCCAGCCATAGATGCCGTCCTTGCTGCGAGCGCCAACCCAAGCAGACTCGCCATCCACTGCCAGCGTGATGTGCTGGCCGTGCCTCCCGAAAAAAACGTATTTGTTGCTTCCGCTGGCGTCGATAGCCAGCGGCGACGGCCACGCAGCAGCAAGGCACAAGGCGCAAAGAGCCGAAAGGACGCAAGCAAAAACGGTACGCATAGCGAAACTCCTGATGTAAAAGTGAGAACCACGCGATGCAGCGGACTCCCGGTATCCGCCGTTCAAGTTAATAAATCAGTGGCCGGGAGCCGCTGATCTTTGGCGTTCGCTGGCTACTTGGCGTCNNGGGCCGGGAGCGGCATCCAGTGGGTCACGCCTTGCCGATCAAATCCGCGTTCGCTCTCAAACCATGTTGTGACCGCAAGGCTCTTCCCGTCCCATGCCAGGACGCTTCTGCCATACGGCGGCATCTTCTCGTAGATGGAAGACCACGGGTTGTATTCGCCCCAGTTGTTTCGATAGATCGGCGTGCCGTCCGTTTCCTTGCCGACCAACTCCCACTGCGGCAATTTCACAGGCTCAAAGCCTTTAAACGCCTGCATGGCAATCCCGATGTCTGCGGCCGTTGCCTGCGATGCGGCAACTCCTGTCGGCTTGTCGCTCATCTTGCACCACATCCTTTCAACATGATCCGCACCAGCGGCAACCACCCGCCCGATGACGGATCGGAGTATAGGGCACGGCGGTAGGGTTGATGGCCAGTCTGTCACGTTGCCCTGCGAACGATCACTTTTCAACCTCACTGCCACACCGCGCGCACTTCGCATTATTCGCGTGGCTCGTCCACTTCTCAGGGTCAGCGTAGTTGCTCACTAGGGCGTAGTGTTCTTTCGTCTGCACTCTGATTGCGTGCGATACGTTTTCGATGCTGTCAGCAATACGTCGCAGTTCAGCATTTTGGCGGCTATGCGTCGCTAAGTGAATCGCCAATGCAAGACAAGCAATGACGCTGAAAACACAGGCCGCTAAAGCAATTCGGATTCCTTCACTCATCAGTTACCTCCCACTTTACGCCTGCGGCGTCTAATGCTTTTCGCGCATCTCTCAATCCTTGAAGATAACCTTCCTCGAATCTAGTGAGAACATGCCTCATTGCTTTCGTCGGCGACGGAAGCCTCACGACGCGCGCCTCACAACGCACTCTAGCCAGCGAACCACCGGATGCACCAGACGGCTCGGCCGTTGTCTTCTCGTCACTCATCGTCTTATCCTCGCCGCTGGTGATCGCGGGCGTTCTGTGGTCATGCCAGCCGGGATAGCTTCACGATTCTGCTCATCGCTGGAACCTCACCGTCACGTAGGTGCCCACGAACGCCCCCGCCGCCAGCGGCACGACGTACAGCACGTTCTTGGCGTAGGTCACCACGCCGAAAGCCAGGAGCGAGTAGATCAGCGACGAGAGAGCGGCCGCCCGCACTGCTCGCCGGCCACCGACCGCGATGATGTAGGCCGCGTATAGCACGTCGATCACGACGTACGTTGCGAACACCAGCACGGCGGTGACCGGCGAGAAGTCGGGAGACACTAGCGGCACTCGCACTCGCACGCGGGGGCCGGATCGCCGTGGCACGACGCCTTGGCGGCACGCTTCGCCGCACGGGCGTCCTGGCGAGCCGTCTGCCGGGCCGCGATCAGCTGGGCGATCGTGGTCCGACCGTGGCACGACGCCGGCTCGTCACCGTGGCACGAGGCGGCCGCAGCCGCACCGTGGCAGCCGGCGACCGCCGTGGCCGGTTCCGGCGACGCACCCGCGAGGGACACGCCGACTAACGCGAGAAACGCGACGAGCGAAATACCGAGAATGAACCGAGACACGATCACCTTCCTTTCGATTGGAGAGAGAATCAAGCAACACATAACTAATCGCACGAGATAAGAGCCTCAAACTCTTCGATTATCTGGCGGGCGTTCTCGCATACCGCACCCGCCTCTTCTGGCGTTTCATAGCACCCCAAATAGCAATAACACCCTTTTCGCTTCACTCCAGACTGATACGGCTTTGACTTGAACTGGCTGTGCTTACTCACACCCCTAGGCATAGGCCCACTGGTATACGAGGAGTTGACAGAATTGAGAGACGAAGACGCCAACCTAAGATTTTCGATACGATTATCTGTCTTGTCGCGGTTTATGTGGTCGATCATCCTTGCCGGCTTTTCGCCATATTCAAGAAGCCATACATATGCGTGCATCAGCATTTTATGACTTCGACCAAAAGGCCTTCCGTGAAGGTATCCACCAGGATGATGGTGCCACCTGACAGCCATTACTGACTCTAGGTGACGTTCATCAACGACAAACGCCGGCATTGGAATCTTCGCGTACCTAGCGCGATTACTGCACGAGCGACACAAGATTGCAGTAGGGTTTTTTGACAAACCCTTTCCACACTTTGTGCATTTTTTGGGAAAGGCAATCATTTTTCATCGCCTTCCGTAACGGCGACAGCAGACCCACATGCCGCCAGATGTTTGTGCATACCCAACGTCCGCATCTGGCATCCCTGATGACGCAAAACAGCACCTTCGGTACGCACCCTCACGGGTGGACGCCATTCCAAGGCCTTCGTAACCGTTCCATCCACCAAGGTGCTGCAGCCGGCCGCTGCGGGCACAAGCCTCCGCGACCCCTTGGGCCGTCGAAGTGTCACTGACCATGCGGCACTGGCCGTTCACGCACGAACGGGTGGCGTAGATCACGTCCTGGCCGACAGCGGTGCTGCAGACAAGGACCGCGAGAAGCGTGAGAAATCGCATCGTGTTTTCCTTTCGGAATCGAGGTGCAATCGAACCGCCCGCAGTCTGCCCGATAGTGTACGTGCGTCAACCTCGACCTACCTACCCATCTTGTCAAGCAACGCGGCACGTCTGGCCGCCATCTCCTCGCGTGAAATGACTTTCCGCGGTGCAACTCGCGGCGACTCTGCCCCGACGGCGGACACGCCGACCACACTTGCGGCCACTGCCGCGCCGACGACGCCGTCCAACCAGTGGTTGTCGCGGCCGGGAATCAGTTGCCACTCGTCCACCGTGCGGCCGGTAGCTTTGTTCTCTGTGCGGGTCGGGTACTCGCTTGCGATGTGGTCGAAAAGCATCTCGTGCTTGCCGGAGTGAAACGTGAACGCCATCGGGTCAGCGGCTCCGAGCTTCATGCGGCCCACCACGAGCGTTTTCCAGTAGTTCGTGTCGAACAGAATGTGCCGCTGCTTCTTGATGGTCGAGGTCCGCCAGTGAGCACCGACTTTCTCGCCGGCCTCCGGCTTCGCGTCTGAAAGCGTCCGGCGGCTTGCCCCCACGTAGCGGCCGTGAGACGGGAGAAGCCTCGTGCCGTGCCGTGAACGGCGAGCGAAGTCCCTCGTCACGTCCGCGGTCTGTGCCCAGTTGGCGTCGACCAGCATGAGGGCGACCCGGTGGGCTTGGTCGGAGTCCTCCGACTGAAACTCGCGGTCGAGTATTTCGCTCGCAACCACCTCAAGCCCCTGGTGCATCGCGTCGGCAAGCGGAGCGTTGCCGGCCGCCAGCCGCAGCGTCCGCTCCACCTCGCGGAGTGCGAAATACCCGCGGTGCTGGTCCGGGTAGGTGCCGTAAGCCACGACGTGCCCGCGGAGCTGCGGCCCCCACGCGGCAACCAGCCAGTAGAGGCACGCTTCCTGCACGTCCACGAACGCGGTCAGCGTGTTGCAGCCTGCCGGGACGACGCCAGCCGGCACGTTGATCGCGTGACTCGCCAGGTCCGCGGGCCGGACGGCGTCAGTTCGCGACTCGTCCGCGATCGGCTCTTGCTGGTACTCGCTCGCGAACACCTCCGGGCCGTCGTCTATGAGGGCGTTGTAGAAGTGCTGGACAGCCGACAACTCTTGATCGCGGTCGTAGCAGTGCTCCCAATAAACGTCGCAGCCTTCGTCCATGGCGTGGCGGTTGGCCCGATAGAACTCCGTGGCCTCCCGCCACGCCCGCAACTGGTCGCCGTCGATCTCTTTGTCGTAGGTCTGCCGGATGCGTTTGTAGTCACCCATCCAGAGGTCGTCGTGCCTCTTTGACCACGCCCGAACGGCCTTCACGCGAACGCCTTGCCAGGCCGGGTCCGCGAGGAGTTGGTCGATCACGTCGTCCTTCTGAATAACCGTTGCGTTGCACACTACAGCCAAGGTCTTTCCGTGGCCGCCAAGTTTCAGAATGTTCTTTTTGATGATCGCAAGCCGCTTGGCGATCTGCACCGCGGACGCCGCCGACTCATCGGTCTGAATGTCGTCGAGGATCACGAGGTCGGGGCGGGCTTGGGCACCGTCGGCCCGCTTGTAACGCAGCCCGCGTGACGACGCCATGAGCCCGTGGCAGGAGACGATCGCTCCGCTGGCCCGGCTGCCGGGGATCGTGGGAAGCACAATCGTGTCGGCGGTCCACTCGACGTGAGTTCGCTCGCCGTTGTACGTCTGCCCGGCACACCGCTGCGGCTTGCCCTCAAGCGCCCGCACCGGGTGGCAGACCTCTGGGAAGTCGTCGTAGAGCAAGTCGTTTTCGTTCAACTCCATCTTGATCGAGTCGATCGACATTTGGGCCTTTGACGACTCGGAGCCAAACACGGCGACGAAGGACCGGCGACCCGTCACGGCACACCAGATCGCAAACACTTCCGACCGCGTTGTCTTGCCGCTGCCGCGGGGGAGGGCTTCGATCGACCGGCCGCCGTTGTCGGCCGCGTCCTGGCATCGCGTGTTGCCACGCTGGTGGTCCGGCGACATGGGCCATTGGCCGGTGGAGTGCGGGAAATAGGTCACTGCGAAATACTCAAACGACGCCTCGGCCTGCCGGCGGCGCTCTTGATCCTTGACCGGCGGGATCTCGCCGATGTCTGCCCCTCGCCTGGTTCGCTCGCGGGTCCGCTCGATGTCCTGCAGCCGCTTCCGCTCGGCTGCCGCGTTCGGGTCCGCGGATTTTGGCCTACCCATGGCCGTGCCTCGCGTACCAGTGAGTGAGCAGAGCGGCGTCGGCCCGGCCGTCGTCCTTTACCCTTGCAAAATACTCCGCGTGGTGCGGCCAGAGCTGCCCGGCGGCCATCCGGTGCTGCCCCTTGTCGCGGCTCACTCCGAGGGCCTTCGTCCAGGTCTGCGGCCGCACGAGCGTCAGCGGGAGGCCGAGGGCGGTGACCACGCCTTCGACCAGGCCGAAGCCGCGGCCGAAGGCGAAGGCCGAGGTCGCCCCGGAGCCTTGCACGCCCTGCACGTGCTCGAGCACGACCATGTTGGGCTGGAACGGGAAACCGGTGCGGATGATCGACGTGAGCCGGGCCGCGTCGATCACTCGCTTGCCGCGAATCTCCACGACCGGCATGTCGTGGACGTGGAGCGAGCCGTCGGAGCAGAGCACGAGGGCACCGGAGACGCCGGGGTCGATGCCGAGGATGGTCATGCCTCCACCTCCACCACCCGCACCGTCCGGCACACGCCGTCCTCGAACTCCACGAGCCCGTCCCGCCGCAGCCGCACCAGCTTCTGCCGCACGTCGTTGATGCCCACGCCCAGGTCGTCGGCCAGCTCCCGGTAGCTCGGGGCGTAGCCGCGGCTCGCCCACCGCTCGCGGATCGCAGCGAGGAGCCGGCGCTGGGCGTCGGTCGTGCCGTGGGGGCGGCGTCGGGTGCGGACGATCATGACGCCACCCCCTGCCGTGCCCGCTCCCGCTCGATCGTGGCCTGGAGCCGGGCCGCGGCGTCACCGGTCCACCCGACGGCCTTCGGCCGCTCCTCGACCCCCGCGGCCCCCTTCGGAGTCTTCGGGGAGTCGTACTGCCCGCCAAGCACCTTGGTCACGAACCCCTCGGCCGTGAACTGGTGCAGCGTCACCGGGTTATCGAAATACCGGCACGAGGCCAGCCGTGGGATCGCCTCCAGGGCCTCCGCGAGCCACGCCGTGTCCGCGATCGCCGCCAAGGCGTGCTCCGGGGGCGTCCCGGGCTTCCACGGCTGCCGGCGGACGGCCGTGCCGGCCCCGGCGTTCCAGGCCGCCCGGAGGGTGTCCCATGCCCCGGAAGGCGAAGCCTCGCGCGGAGGAGGAGGAATTCTCCTCTCCTCTCCTCTCCTGCGCTCGGGCGCAGGGTCTGCCTGCGCTTGAGCGCAGGGAACGCCGCGGAGCCGTCCGCGGCCTTCTTCCTGGGCTGCCGCCCGGTCCCGGTGCTGCATCCTCGACTTGGCAGCCTGGCTAAACCGCCGGTCCCATCCGGGAACGGCCACGGTCCCTGCTTCCTCGTCGATCTCCAGCCACCCCACGGCCGCCACGGCCTGCCAGAACGCCTCGTCGGCCCCGCACGTCCGCACCAGGCGGGCCAGCGTCATCCGGGCCGACCCGTCGGTGCAGTGCATCGAGGCCCACCCCCAGAGCTTCCAGAGGCGGAAGCAGACGACCTCGACCGGCTGCCCGGTCGTGTCGATCAGCTCCTGGACCTCCGGCTTCTCCGGTAGGGCGAGGTCGGTTGCGATCCATTCACCGGCCATGCGGTGCCTCCCGGTGCTTTGGGAAACACTGTTCGGCCAGACGAACGGCCTTTAGCCGCTCAAGGAGTTCCGCTTTACGCCCTGGATCAATGCGTGCTGTCAGTAAGGCTTCCGCCTCGGCATGTGCAGCCTGATCCGCACGGTGTTGCGCGAGGTCGCAGCACAGTCCTTCCGGAACCCAATGGATTGCAAGTTGTGCCCGTTGCTCTTGGAAAGCAGTGTGCGGAAACACTTCGTAACGCGTCATATACACGCGTCCCACGCTTCCTGACGCAGCGTCCAGTAAATGATTGCCGTCCCACCCGCACTTCAAGCACTTGAAGTTGCTGCCTCTGTCGTTCCATCTGTTCGACTTGCAAGCAGGGCACCAAGAAACTTTGACGCCAAGTGCCCCATCGTCGTCGCGAAAAAACCAGACCCCGCCTTTCGGGTGCTTTCCAAGAGACTTGTGGCAAGACACGCAAAGCGTCTGCAAAAAGCAGTCAGGTGTCTCCCACGGAGCACCGCTGTACGTTAGGTGATGCACGTGCAGTTCAGATTGAGAATCAAGGCACGCAAAGCAGCGCCACCCATCTCGCGCAAGCACGCCGAGTCGCTTTCTTTGCCACCTCGGGTCTGCGTAGACATCACTCACTTCACCGCCCTCCGATACTCCTCCTCACCCGCCGCCACCTCACGCCCCGTCCGCTCGACGAGCCCCGCCCGCCGCAACTCCGGCAGCCGCTTGCTCACCGCCGCCACCGTCAGGCCCGTCCGCCTGGCGATCTCTGTCTGCCCAGCCGGCCCAGCGGCCAGGGCCTCGAGCACAAGCCGGCGGTGACCACGAACCGGAGCCCGCTGGGCCGCCGCGTGCGACGTGGCCGGATCGCTCGCACGAGCAGCAGCGAATACTGGCAACGCAGCGATCGCCTCGTCAGTTGTCTGGATCGCCATGGCTAATCCCCTTGGTAGCGGTCGGAGTCCGACCTACGGCCTGCACTCCGAAGTCCAAACCGATCGCGGTAAGCCGTGATCGCGGAAATCCACTCGTCGTAAGTTGCAGCACCCTTGGCGCGGCTTGCTGTAACGCGATCAAGGATCTCTCGCGCCGCCGGCTCGTCTGCGGCAGCCTGGATCGCCTCGATGTCTGTCATCGTCCCCTCCGTGGTGTGTGTTGTGCCGCGTGTCGTGCGGCAGACGGTCGTGGTCACGGGCCATGCCTGGTGGAGAGAAAAACCACCCCGCCCACGGCTGCGGCGTTACGTCGCGACCTCCGCGTGCGCTCTCCCTACGGCCGATGATTGGGCAGCCGATGCGGCCGGGAGCGGCCGTAGTTCCGCGACTGTCGCCGTCAAGGCGGCGATTCGCTTCTGAATCTCTGCGGCCGCCACGCCGTCAGCGGCCTCCGCGGTCGGCTGCCAGCCGTCAACGGGTTGCAGCTCGCCCAAAAACCTCTGCTTTACATAAGTGCGGCCCTCAACGCTGATCGTCTCGCCTGTGAGCCTGTAGATGCTGCCGTCCTGTTGGTTGACGTACGTTTTCCAGACTTGTGCCATGGGTTTCTTGTTTCCAGAAAGTGAGATGTCAGAAAGGTATGTCGTCGTGTGCTGCCGCCGTGGCGGCGTCCGCCTTCTGCGTCGGCGTGCGAGCAGGCCGGTCGCGGATGGCCTTCGGGAGCTGCTCCGGCTGCGGCTTGTAGGCCACGACCTTCACGAAGTCGGTGCCTTTCTTGCTCACGGCCAGCACCGTCTCGACGATTACGACCTGGCCGACGATGTCTCCCTCGTCCCAATCGCCACGCGGAGGATCGACGCGAGCCGATCGGCAGAGCGCCTCGACCCTGCCACGCTCCACGCAGGGGATGGAGTCGAATACCGCCTTGATGCCCTTGGCGAAGTCGAGCCGCACCGTCAGGCACATGCCGTCAGGATTGGCCGGCTTCTTTGCCCACTCCTTGGACTGCACCTTGGCCCACCCGATCGTGGCCGAGTGCGTGCCCTCCGGACACAGTTGCTCCTCGCCACGCTGCGCCTCCGGGCCAACGTCTTCAAACTGATCCCAGTTCATCACGATTGAATCTCCGGCGTGTGCTTGTGCCCGACCCGCACGATGCGATCGGAGTCCCCGACCAGGGCGTCGTCGATGATCGACTTCGCCCGATTGAACGAGACGGCACCACGCTTGAACGCGAGCACCGTGTCTTCGACGATTTGCATGGACGCAGCGTGTGCTGCCTCCTCCTCACGCTCGCGGTCGGTGCTCACGACGAAACCTCCTGGGGCTCGAGTTGGTTGTGCCGCTCGCCGATCAGTGCCCGAAGCGTCTCGGCCTGCTCCGAAGTGAGCTTGTGGTTTGACTCGGCCTCGTCCACGCGGTTGCCCATCTCGCCGAGGGCCTCGGCCGTTTCGCACTCAACGATCCGCTGCCGCCACGACTTTGATGCGGGTGCTGCAGCCGGCCCTGCCTCAAATAGCGGAGCGAGGGCCTCGATGGTCATTGGGAGTTCCGGGGCGAGCCCGTAACGGTTTTTTGCGTCGAACGCCGCCGTCCGCTCGGTGTGCAGCACACGCTCTTTGCCGCCCTTCGCCCTGGTGCGGCCGTCTTCGCCGGCCACGAGCTTCGTGCGGTAGTTGGCGAACAGGATGCAGTCGGCCCATTCCTTCACCAGCGGGCCGCTCTGCTTGGTCAGTTTCAGTTCGTACCGGTCGTAGCCCTCGTCCATGTCCGGCGGGCTCGTCCGCTTCACCGTGGTGTGGCCCACCAGCACTACGTTGACGCCGGCCGTCACCAGCGTGTCGCACACCGCCAGGAACCGGCCCATGGCCTCCGCGACCATCGTGTAGCCCTTGCCGAATCCAAAGTCCTCGATCGACCTCTTGCCGGCCTTCTTGAGAAGGTGGTCGATCAAGAGACGCTCCAGCCAATCGACGGAGTCGATCACGACCGTTTCAAAGCCTTGACGGTCCCGGGCCAGCTCGTGAAGCGAGCCCTCGGCGTCGAGCCACGACGAAACCGTCACGCGGGCTACGTCCAGGTGATTAGTGCCGTCCTCGGTGTCCAGCACCAAGGCGTTTGGGAACTGGCTGGCGAGCGTTGACTTGCCGATGCCTTCGACGCCGTGGATAACAACCCGCTTCGCGGTGTTTCGCTTGCCCCGAGTGATCTTCATGACTTTATCCCTTCTTCTTGTGCAGACCTTTCCATGTCATCCGCGAACACACGTACCATCCGCATGTCGCTATCGAACGCCCTACTCTGACCAGCAACTTGCTCATACGACGTGAGCATCACCTTGACGTGACGCAGCAACCGCAGGCTGCGGGCTATTAGCAGTGCCTGACGGCCTTCCTTTAGCCGCTGCCTCTCGTTGTTCGTCGCCGTTTGAAGTGCCACGATCGACCTCCTTCCTGCTCACCGAAATACTCCGCGGGGCGTCGATGCCGAGCTTGACGACGGGCCGTCGGCCGCGGTTGGCGTCGATCAGCGTCACAGTGACGGTGATGTCGTCGCCGATCTGCACGGCCTGCTGCTCGTAGCGGCTGAGAATCAGCACGAACGCCTCCGGGTGTTGGCCGGCTTACCGCCCTTGGCTTGCCGGGTCCGCTCCTGACAACGCCGCGGTCCCCGCGGCTCCTTTCCGGCCAGATCCGTCGAGCCGGCATCCGTGTTTTCAATCCGGTGCCACTGCCTGCCGGTGGCTGCCTGGCGGGCTCGCACTTCCGACAGCCGCTTTAGCGTCTCCGGATCGTCGCAGAGCAGTTCCGCAGCCCTGTCTGCGATTGTCTCGAGGTCCGTAATGGCCTCGCGTGCAAAATCGTGGATGGCCTCCAGGTCTCCGGCGTCGATCCGCTCGTCAATCGACAGGTCGATCGACTCGTTGAGAGGCATACGCCGCTTGCAGACGTATGCCGCAGCCACCGACCGCACAATCAACAGCCGTGCGACCTCGCCTACGTCCCTCGCGGCTTGCCGCAGAGAGTCCGCACGTTCACCGGCTCCGCATCCGGCGGCGTGTAGTCGCACTTCGTGACCCGCCGCCGGTACTCCTCGTCCGGCGACCAGGCCATCCGAATCGCGGACGCCAAGAGCTGAATGGTCGGCTCCGTGGGGTCCGCCGATCCCTCGCAGAACTTTCCGAGGTTGCGAGCCTTCTTTGCGTAGCGTCGTGCCGTGTCCATGCGTGCCTCCTGCTTTAAGAGGTGCCGCAGCGGTGTTTTTTTTCGTTGCCACTGGCGGTCCCTCGCCTCTTGGATCGCCGGGTTACGTTGCCGGCTGCCTGTCATTCGTGATGGGCAAAGGTGAACATATGTTCACCACTCGGTCAAGCGATTTCCTAGTGCGTGGCGCTCGGAAGAAACATCGAAGTGAGGAGTGGAAATCCTGAGTCGCCACCGTGATCGCGATTGCGGCGAGTGCTGCAATCACGTTCACGACGGGGGCACTATAAGCGGGAGGTTGTGCAAATGCAAGCGGGCAACTACCGCGAAAAACGCGGGTGTTCAAAAAAAGCGGAGCCGGACGGCTACCGCTTGCGAGGCTTCCGCTTCGGTGACGGTGCCTCGTCCGCTCGAGCCCTGCCGCGCGGATAGCCGGCGGTCGGTGATCGCGATGCCTCTGCCGCCAGGAACTCGCGAACGCTGTCGCGGTACACCAGCCACCCGATCGGGATGCGTTCGGCCCGCAGCTTCTTTTGCTCAATCATCCGCTGCACGGTGCTGGGAGCCTTGGCACCAATCTCCTTCATCACCTGGCGTACGGTCATGAAATCCTTGTTCACGTCGTAGTTCTTTGCCATCGCGATCATTCCTGAATCGTATCGCCAAGGATGTGCAAATCAACTGTCCGGCTTGCCCGACCCCTGCCATCCCCCCATCCCCACCTATTCCTTGCAGTCAGGACACGTGGGTGCGAAAGTCGAAGGGTCGGCGAGAGTTACAGTGCCCGAGAGGGACCTGAAACCACCGTTAGGTGTACGGTCGTACACTCGGTAAACTCGCCGGCATTACCACGAAGGTGCTGCCATGTCGAAGATGACCGTCCGCGAGATTTTTGAGCGTTACGCGCTGCTGCGAGAGCTAAAGCCGATCACCATGGCGCGTTACGCGCAGTTGTGGGAGCGGTTCGAGAGGTTTTTGGGCCGGCCGGCCACCGTCGCCGACTTTGACGACGTTATCGTTGCCAGGTATTTGAAGTGGCGGGCCGAGACGCCTTCGTGGCGAGGTCGGCTGCCGAGCATCGCGACCATCCGCAAGGATCGCTCAATGCTGGCGGCCTGCTGGACCTACGCGGCCCGGAAGAAGATCGTCCGGGAGTTTCCAGAGCTGCCTCGGATTCGGGTGCCAAAGAAGTTGCCCGTTGGCCGGGCCTACACGCTCGCGGACGTGGAGCAGCTCATCCGCACTGCCAAGCTGCGGATCGGTCGCACGGGCGGCCTGCCGTCTGGCTGGTGGTGGAGCACGCTTGTGTACGCCGCGGCACTTACCGGCGAGCGGTTCACCGCGCTCACGTCGCTGCGTTGGGGCCAGGTGGACCTCGAGCGGAGGCGGCTGTTGTTTGTGGCCGAGAGCAGGAAGGGCCGCACGCGAGACATTGAGCGGGCGATCACTCCGCAGTTGGTCGCCATGCTGGCCCGGCATCAAGGTGCCGCCGACGCGCTCGTGTGGCCGTGGGATCGGCGGACGAACAGCCACTGGGCCTCGCTGCGGGTGCTCTGCACCAGGGCGGGAGTCCGGTATCGAGGCTTTCACGGCCTGAGACGCACGGCCGCATCATTCGCGGCACTTAAAGGCGGTCGGGCCGCGGCGACCGAGTTGCTCGATCATTCGGACCCTTTGCTCCAGGAGGTGTATGTCGATCCAGTGATTTGCCCGTCGGCGTCGTCGGAGGAGGTGTCGCTGCCGCCGTTGAATCTGGACGATTGACCTCCGCCGCGGGCATCGCACGGGACGCAATAGGAGCGTGATTCCCGGGCGTTTGGCCTGTCGGCCGTCGCGAACGGCGACGGCCGACTGCGGGCTTTGGCTGGGCTTTCGGGCGTCGGTGTTGCATTGGGTGTC